CCAGAGGTGCCAGAAAAACCAGACGTGCCACTAAAGCCAGGGGTGCCCGAGGCACCGCTAAATCCTGGCGTGCCGATGAAGCCAGAGCTGCCCGCGGCGCTACTGAAGCCGGACACGCCGATGAAGCCAGAGGTGCACGAGACACCACTGAAGCCAGAAAGACCCAGGCCGCTAAAACCAGACGTGCCGCTGAAGCCAGAAACACCCGAGCCGCTGAAGCCCGAGGTGCCGCTGAAACCGCTGAAGCCGCTGAAGCCCGAGGTGCCGCTCGTGCCGCTGAAACCGGACGTGCCGATGCCGCTGAACCCGGACGTGCCAGAGAAGCCGGAGTAGCCCGACGAGCCGCTGGTGCCGGGGTTGCCCGAGCCGCCCGCGGCGCCAGAAAAACCTGAGTAACCACTAAACCCCGAGAAGCCCTGGGGCCCCTGAGGGCCAGGGGGTCCCACCACGCCGCCCATGACGAGCGACGCGTTGATCTTCTTCGTTATGCCGCTTTGCTGTATAGCAAACAGGTCGTTGCCCTGTAGGGCAGTCGCTGGCGGGAGTTGGTTTATGCTTACGTCAGCCATTTTTTAGGTCTTCTTGATGTCGCCAGGGGTGGGCTCTGGCGTCTCATTGCCGTATTCTGCAGGCGTCAACGCGTCTCCGAGGCCGGTACCAATCATGTTGGGGCCTTCGTTCAGTGTGGGCACGTTGGGTGCGTTGGGGATCGGCGCGCCCTTTCCAGGGATCGCAACCGACACATCGGGCCGCGGGTGCCGCAGCGTGATGTTTTCTGGCTGAAGCGCGGCCAGACGCCAGGGATCGTACTGATCCGCGTCGTCGGGACAGACCATCAGTCCAGGAGAGTTCGGGTCGGGCCGAAGGTAGGTGTAAGGCATCTTGCGACTACACCTGTCGCAGACAGCCACGGAGAGAACAGTCTCTCCGCGGGTGTCGCAATAAAGGCCGCCGTAGTAGGCGTTGCCCATTAACGTACCCCGGCTTGGATGACCGTCAGGGTGTCAGAGCCGCTGCCGCCAGTAATCCGAATCGCGCGGATCGGATCGTTGACAATCGGGCTGGTGCCTGCGTAGCTTACCCAGGTCATGGTCGGGGCGCCGGCAACCGGGTAACCCTGAGCGTTCAAGGGGAAGGGGTCCGAGTACGAGACCTGTACCGTGCCGCCTGATGCAACATAAGCAATGTTGATAGGCGTCAGATACTGGTCGATTGGCACGAGAACGTCGTTGCCTACAGTGATTTGACGCATATCAGCTCCTTAGTTGTTGCTCAGACCAGCGCCTTGGGCGGTGATTGTGCCGTCGGGGTTACGGGCGGTGTAGGTCACGCTCAGGACGCCGGCGGTGGCCGCGGTGGCCGTGAAGCTCAGGGTGGCGTCGGTGGTGCCCACGTTTGCCATGGTGCCCACGTTTGCGGCGGTCACGGAGAGCAGGTTCAGGCCGGCTGCGGTGGACAGCGTGCCAATGATGGTGCCGTTCACGGTCACGTTGGGGGTGCCAGCGGCGCCGGTGGTCATGTAGCTCTGTACTTGGTGGATGATCGCGCCGGCGGGGATGGTCAGGGTGACGGCGGAGCCGGCAACCAAAGCAACCTGTTGGCTGACGATTGCGGCGCCGGTGTTGTCCGGGGCGATCGTGCCGTCGTTGGTGGGGTTGTTGCGCTTGAAGACGCGGACGGGGGTGTTGAATGTAACTGACATAGATACTTCTCCATAGGAAGAATTTGCAACGCGGTCTCTATGGCGTCCGCCTTGAGCCCGAGGCGGCCATCGTTGCTTGATAGCTCAACTAGAACTACCCATTCTCACAAACAAAAACGCCCCACCTTTTGGGCGGGGCGTCTAATCACAAAGTGTGTTTTGTGATTACAGGCCGATCGTGCCGTACACGTTACGGGGATCGTGCCAGCCGGTAGCGTAACGCTCGGTGGCCTTGTAACGCATAGAGTCAGTCTCGAAGTCGCCTTCGGTGCTGCGCTCCAGCGGACGACGCATAACCAGCATCAGGCCGTTTTCTGCGTTGGTCTGAACCCACCAGGCCTTGCTGGAGCTCAAACGGGTCACCACGTGGGCGCCCTGGGGGAGCATGCCAGTCGACTTGATCGGGTTCAGGTCGTTGTCGGCGCCGCCGGAGCGGAGGACCGACTTCAGGATCACCTCAGCCTGGAACTCCAGGGCCGGGGGAACGACCAGCTGTTCAGCCTTCAGGCGAATACGCTTGCCGTTGTTGTCCACTGCAGAGCGGATTTGAATCAGCATCTGCTCGACCGAGGTCTGGGACATGGCGGCAGCCGTAGACAGGCTGTTGCTGAACGTTTGACCGTTCGCGATGGGGTGTGCGCTGTTGATCAAGGTCACGCCGTCGCCGCCGACATAGCCGGGGGTGAACGCGAAGTTCAACAGGTTGGCACACAGGGTCTCCTTCGTCTCGATCATGGACTGGGCCAGATGCTTCGAGAAGGTGGAACCGATACGGATGTGATCGCCGTCTTCCATCAAGACCTTGGTCATGGCGTATGCCAGGCCATAAATCTTGTAGATGAATCAGGTAAAGGCGGACGATCAATTCTGGAAGGTGGCATGCTGGAAATGGAACGAGAAGCCAGTCGAGCCTCATCTCACGTGAGGTTTTAACCAACCAAAAAGGAACCAAAAATAATGAGCGCAACAAATGCTCCTTTTGGCCTGAAGCCGATTTTTCACCCTAGCGGTCAAATTCGCTCGTTGAACTACACTGGTGCTTATGACACCGGTGCCACGTTCTACAGCGGCACAGCCGTTTCGCTGAACAACTCGGGTGCGGCCTCTACCCTCGCTGTCGCCAGCAATACCCCGACAGCTAACCAGCGTTTGGCTGGTGTGTTCGCCGGTGCTGAATACACTGACGCTTCCGGCCGCCGCGCTGTGAGCAAGTGGTTCGGTCCCGCTCTGGGCACCGCCACCGACGTCGTGCTGTGGATTTTCATGGACCCCGAGATCGAGTATGAGATTCAGGCCAACGGCCCGATCGCCAATACCGGTGTTGGCCAGGAATTCAACCTCACGGGTAACAGCTCCGGCACCATCATCGGCAACGGTGGTTTGGGTGTGTCTACAGCCGCTTTGGATAACACCAACGTTGCTGCCGGCTCTCAAGCTCAGTTGCAAGTGACAGGCCTTGGTCGCGAGATCAACAACGCCTGGGGCGACCTGTACACCATCGTGCAAGTCAAGATCGCCAACGATCGCTTCGTTGCCGCCAACGTAGAATAATCAAGAAAGGAAGTAGCACATGGCAACCCCAATGCGCAGTACAGACTTTCGTGCGGTAGTCGAACCTATCCTCAACGAAGTCTTTGACGGAGTTTACGAGCAACGTGATGACGAGTGGAAGGGTTTCGTTACCCAGATCACCGGCATTCCCCGTAACTATCACGAAGAAGTGATGCTGTTCGGTATGAACACGGCCCCCGAAATGCCTGACGGCACCCCCGTTTCGTATGACCAAGGCGGTACGTTGTTCATTACCCGTTTCATCTATAAGATCTACGGTTTGGCATACGCCATGACCAAAGTCTTGATGGAAGACGGCGATCACATTCGTATCGGCTCGACTTTCTCGAAGCACTTGGCTCAGTCCATGATCGAGACAAAAGAGACTTTGTGTGCAAACTTGTTGAACTTTGCGTTCACTGCCGGCTATGTCGGTGGCGACGGTAAAACATTGATCGCAAATGACCACCCAATCTCACAAGGTCGTTCTTTCAGCAACCAGTTGTCTACAGCGGCTTCACTTTCACAGACATCTGTGGAACAGTTGCTGATCCAAATCCGCTCTGCGGTGGACAACAACGGTAAGCGTATTCGCCTGAAGGCGGAGCAACTCGTGGTACCTCCTGCTTTGGAATTCCAAGCAGAAGTGATCTTGAAGTCTGTTCTCCGCTCTGGTGGCGCTGACAACGATCTGAACCCTATCAAGTCTACTGGCATGTTGCCAAACGGCGCCCACGTGGTGACTCGTTTGTCCTCAAGCAAGGCTTGGTTCATTCAGACAGACGCTGAAAACGGTTTGATGTTGGTCATGCGTCGTCCTTTGGAGCGTAGCTCTGAGGGTGACTTCGAGACCGACAGCATGCGTTACAAGGCCTCTGAGCGTTATGCTACAGGCTGGCACGATCCCCGTAATATGTACGGCACGATCGGTTTGTAATCGCAGACCTAGCCGGGAGTAAAGACCCCGGCCCCTAAACGCCCTACCTGCAAAGGTAGGGCGTTTTTGTTTGTGGATATGGGTAATTCTATGTAAGAGCTATAATCAGCATCGACCCGTAAAGCTCACGGGCGGACGCCATAGAGACGGTGCTGTAATCTTTCTATGGAAAGTAATCAAAATGTCAGTAACTTTTAACACCCCTATCCGCGTTTTTAAGCGCAACAACCCCACAAACGACGGCACAATTGCCCCTGATAACACAGGCGCGGTTCAGGTTGCTCAACAGGACTACATTACACCAATCACGGCAACCCGCCTTGCTGGTGCAATTCCTACGTTTGCTGTTGGTACAACCACAGCGGCCCCTTGCGTGGTCCCCGCTGGTGCAATCATCAACCACATTTTCTTCTTGCAAACTTCAGCGCCTTCAGCGTTGACAGGCGGCGTGATCACTGTGGCTATTGCTGGCGTTGACGTGGGTACAATTACCCCCACAACCTCTGGTGGTCGTATTGGTATTGCGTTTACTGCGTCTGCGGCAGTGGCCACTGTGTTGAACAACGTTGGTGCTGATGACGCAACTGTTACGTTCACAGCAACAGCCATTACAGCTATTACAGGCACATTGGCCGGCACGTTTGACATCCAGTACACATCACGTAACCCTGACGGTTCTATCATTGCCTACGGCGCTGGTTTAACCAACAACTAAGGACCGACATGCGTCAAGTAACAGTTGGAGCGGACGTCCTCGTCCCGATCGACCAGTACATTGCGCCGGTCAACGTTTCTTACGTTGCCACCGGCGGTGGTACCGTTCAGATCTCTTACACTGACCCATTTCCACTGGACGCGCAAGGGTACCCTGTACCCACGCCCCCAGTGATGACTTGGATCACGGCGCCAGCCAGCCCTATCGTGAACCAGCCCTTCCGGGCGATTCGCGTAACTGGTGGCACTGCCCCTACACTCACAGTTATCCAAGCTGGAGTTCGATAATGGGTAACGCCTACTTTGGCGGCCTTTATTGGG